TTTTGCTGGGATATCCACTATCATCAGTTAAACAACATTTACTCTGATGTGTACAACAATGCAACTCCATATCAAGCATATCGTGCAGGTTTTCGCGAAGGAGTTAAGCTAGCCCTAATCGACGGTCAGCCTATGGACTGGCGACAGATTGCTGATCGTAACAATTTTAAAAATCATCGCAGACTATTGGTATGGATGAGTGTGGGCCAAGATGTGCAGAACGGCCTTTGGGCAATGTACGGTGCTCGGCTCGGCTGCTATTTGACTAACTTGCGCAAAGACTGGGATTATAAATTGGTAGCAGACTTTGAGTGGCATAACCAGTATTGGTACGAAACTGTTGCTCCAATGTTTGCCGGCAATGACGAAACTTGTGCAGTGTCAAAGTACAGCTGGAGCAAAGAAAAGCTAATGGCTGAGACTATTAAGCTAGGTAAGCTATTGCGACAAGACTTGAGATTGGATATTGCTGAACTAGATGAAGTTGGTAGCAAATTCTTTAAAGCGAGCTACTTCAACCCACACCGCCTGGCCCCGACGGTAAAGGAAAGCGATGTTGAACAGTTTATTGCTGAATAATGCTTGACGTATTTTTCATTTCAATGGGCGAAGAAGGAAGCGAAGCCAACTGGAATCGCTTACTTGAATTTGTTCCACACGCAAAACGTGTTGATAACGTAAAGGGCATATACGAAGTTCATAAAGCATGTGCCAGTTTAAGTACGACAGAAAATTTCTACGTAGTTGATGCTGATGCATGGATAGTGAACGGGTTTGACTTTGAATGGGAGCCATCTGCAGAACTTCTGCATTGGAACATTCCAGAAACAGAATGTGTTATAGTTTGGCCTAGTCTTAATCCTGTAAATGGATTAGAGTATGGTTACGGCGGCATTAAAATGTTCCCACGTGAGCCTTTTTTAGAAAACAAGCACTGGGATATTGATCTATCTACTACAATTGGCCGAGCCACTATTACTAAATCGCTTGCTGGCTGCGAAACACGATTTAATGCTACTCCAGAATCAGCATGGGTTGGTGCGTTCCGTGAATGTGCTAAACTTTCATCATTGTCAATGATTAAAAGTAGGGTGCGCAAAGCTGTCAAGACTAGAAATACAGAACTAGCCGAACTTGCAGAACGAGCAAGCGCACTAACAGATAAGACTCCCGAGAATCGTGCCACGTATCGTAAAGTTCAAAGTATCTTTATCAATGAACGTTATAGTCACGAATCAAACATTTATTCGTACTGGGCAGAAATTGAAGATTGTAGTCGCAGAAGATTAGTTTGGACCACAAAAGGCCGGGAAGCTCACAATGGAAAGTACAGCATACTTGGAGCACAAGCTGGTTCCAATTTTGGATTAAAGTACAGTGATGATTTAACAATACTAGACAAGATCAATGATTGGGATTGGCTAAGAGGGGAATTTAAAAATGTCAATGTTTAACGTTAAACCACTAAAGAAAAATATCAGGACTACCTTTGCAGATATTCCAGTGGTGTTTCTAAGTTTTGATGAGCCCAATGCAGATGCACATTGGGACTTATTGCAAAAAGTCGTACCGCACAAACGTATTGCACGAGTGCATGGTGTAAAAGGTTTTGATGCTTGCCATAAAGCGGCTGCCGATAGCTTTTTCAACAGCGTCTACATTATCACAGTAGACGCCGACAACCAAGTCAATCCAAAATTCTTTACAAAATCTTTACCACTGAACATGGATGGGCAAGTCAGCTACACCTGGGGCGGCCGTCAAGTCACAAATGGTCTTATGTATGGCAACGGTGGACTAAAAATGTGGAGCACTGAACATCTTGCTAATATGAAGAGTCACGAGTTAGCAGATGAACGGCGTGATGCAGTTGACTTTTGCTGGGACTTTCAACGTTATAAAGAACTTCCAGGATGCTGGAGTAACGTATACACAAACAGCAGTGCTTATCAGGCGTTTCGTGTAGGCTTTCGCGAAGGTGTAAAGCTGTCAATGGAACAAGGACGTGTTTTAAAATTCAACGAATGGTCTTCTACAATGCACGCTGCTAACTATCAACGACTGCTAACATGGATGACTGTTGGCCAAGATATTGAACATGGTATCTGGAGTATATACGGAGCAAGACTTGCTGTTAAGATGTTACAGTACGACAACTTTGATTTTGTAAACATTCGTGACTATGATTGGTTTAGAGAATTCTTTAATACGCACAAAGATGCAGATCCAGTAAAGGCCAGTAAAGGCCTTGGTAAACGCATTAGCGATGGTTTAGGCTGGACTCTACCAGACCTTGATACTGAGCAAAGTGCGTTTGTTAAGCAAATTCAATTGCACCCCGACAAGCCGTTGGCATATGAAGATGTTGAATGGCGTACAAATTTAAGTTTATATGGATGGTTCCGTGGATAAAAATGCTGAGTTGAGATCATCGTTATTATACTTTGTTGATGAAGCAATTGGCTATAGACATAGCCTACACTTCTTTAATCGTTGGTTAGAAACAGGCTCGCAATCTGAATTGGAGGGGCTAATACTTGAAGTTGGACGAGAAAACTTTGTTGACTTGCATCCTTTGCTTATTACAATTAAAGATCCGTCAGACCAAATTGGTATCAATGCTTTACATAATTTTATTTGCACAAATGGAATTTACGAGCCTGGCGGAAAAAGAATTGCTCCTTTGCCAATCATTGATAATAGCATTCCGCAATATATAGAAGGTAATGCCTGGGTGATGCATAATTGGATAGAAGAAAACACTTATAATAGTGTCACGCCATATTTTACGATTGCTGGTGCATACGCATTGCTGCAAGAAGCATCTGTGGACTTTTATAAAATCTTTAATCTATTAGAACTAATGTTTGGTAAATATACAACATTGTTTTCTGCAGTCATTGACAATGATATTGAATTGTTAGGTATCATACTAACTGATTACTATCCCTCATGTGGTGATCATATCAATAGACTTGCGCTTTCTTTAAAGACTTATCCCGATCTAAACTGGAAAGATGCATTAAGCAGAAATCAAATCAAAAGTAAAATATGGCTTATTGAACAACTGAGCAAATTTAAATTTCTGCCTAAGTTAAACCGTAACCTATTAGGTGATAACACTGACGTATTATTAGTAGGCGGTTGGGTAGGAATGATTCCATTCTTGGCAGATTTACAAGGTAAATTCTTTGGCAACGTAATCAACATTGACATTGACAAAACTGTACACGGTGCAGCCGCAGATTTAAATTCTATAACAGCTTCTACATTTAAAAGCAACAGCCAGGATGTGCGTACATTGGACATTGGCAAATACAATGATCCATTGGTAATAGACACCATTGTTGAGCATTTCAAAGATCACGGCAAATGGGTCAGTGCTTTACCAGCGGGTACTAAAGTTGTGTTGCAAGGCAACGACATGTTCAATGTACCGGACCATGTGAACTGCCACAAGTCGTTAGAAGAGTTTTTATCAGAGTGCGGCTTAAATACTATTCTATGGAGTGGTGAACTTAACCTATATAAGTGTACCAGATTCATGGCTATAGGGAAAGTATAATGCATCCGCCTGGACCCAATAAACGATTCAACTTGTATCCTCACACAATTGACATAGCAAGGCTACAAGTAGAAACTGATAAGATTCTATGGCAACCAGAACTGAACCAATATAAAGATCAGTTGTCTTTGCAGACCGATGGCTCGGATAATTGGAACGCAAGCACTGGTACAAAAATGGGGTCTGATGAACGCCAATGGGATAAAGTACATCCTGGATTAATTGGGACCTGGTGGGAAGACTTTTTTAAACAGCTACCATTCACGGTGTATCGAGCTAGATTAATGACCATGCAGCCGCGAACATGCTACAGTATACATAAAGACGATACCCCGCGATTACACATTCCAATTAAGACTCATCGACAAGCACGATTTATTTTCACTCAGCCCCCAGATTTACGGCACCTACCAGCTGACGGATCAATGTGGTGGGTTGATACACGACAAGAACACTCGGCGATGAATGGCAGTTTAGAACCACGAATTCATTTAGTTGCCTGCTTGGTAAACACTGACGCCTATTAGGGCATATATACATGCATGCCCTTATCTGTTATTACTACAAATTCCGACAATTTTGCGTGTTACAATGCTGGGTACAATAGATTTTTAAATGCGATAGCAGAAGTAGACTCACCCGCATTCCATAATATGGGCCATGCAGCGCCATCTGGGTTTGCATATCTTGTAAAAAATAAAGTTCGATGGACTGCTACAACTGGTGAAATTGCATTATTGCGTGATAATAATCTCGACGAGATTGTTGGAATTAGCGCAGTGGAACATTGCCCGCTATCAGACCAACTAACATCTGGTGGCAATCGTTGTTTTTTACGTAGCAATTATAGATCACATAATGAAGTGACTGACTTTTTACTTTCCAGCAATTTAGAGTGGACCCGCCGTCAAAATAAACCCGGCATGCTGCTTACTTTCAACCATTACAATAAATGGATATACGAAGCAATTGTTAAAAAAACCCAAAGGCGAGCAGTTGGAGTTGGTACAGTATGGAGCGATTGGTGGAATGATTGCATTCCACTAGCAACTCAAATTTTACTGCATAATACATTGCAGTGGGCAGTAATCAAGCCAGCGGGAACAACTGATGCAAAAGTTTTAAATAGTATTGCAGTTTCACTAACTGATCAAGCAGTCAATTAAACAATGAATAACACAGAAAAAAATCATTTGCACTATTGGTACAATTCTGATCGAACCAGCATCTGGCGGCAAGACGAGTTAGATACTACTTCAATGTCTATCGGTAAATGTATTAGACCTACAATGAGTTTACGAGCCGAATTGATGCGTAACGCACGTTGTATTTCAAAAGATTTTCCAGATCTCACAATCTTTCTAAGTGGTGGCCTAGACAGTGAAATGGCACTTAGATCATTTTTACACGCTGGTATTACACCAAAACTTGCAACAGTGCGATTCCCAAATGACGACAATATGTACGATATTGGGCCAATGATGACAATGCTAGATCGAATGGGTTTGCCGTATACCATAATTGATTTTGATCCAACAAAGTTTTTTAATTCTGGTAAGTGGATGGATATAGCAGTAAAATATCAGTCTTATACTTTTTACCAACAAATGCTTTTAAAAATTGCAGAAGACTATGCTGCGCCAATGATCACAATCGACGAAGTCGAATTAGAAAAGCGAACATCAATGAACTGGGAAACCGGTGAATATATGTACGAATGGATATTTCTTAAAAAAGAAGATCAAGATGGAGTATGGCGCCGATTCAATGATAAATCTGGGATTCCTGCACTGAATAACTTTTACACATATAGTCCAGAATCGATGTTGGCATTTTTACAAATTTCCACAGTAGATGATTTAATTAATGATCGGATTCCAGGCAAACTAGGATGGACCAGTAGCAAAATGCAGATCTATTCAAATCTTGGTTATGAATTTCGTAAACGCCCAAAGTGGAACGGGGTTGAAAACTACATGCACTTATGGGATGCAGTAAACTACAATATAAATTCAACTGGATTGCAATTCACCCCACGTGAATACACTGTAAACGCCATTGAATTGAAGCAGAATTTAATTAACGGAATTGAAACAATATGTCATACAGCCTGAGACCAGTCACACCTGACCAACTTGATAACTTAGTGGACTTTGCTAAAACAATATATGCAAATACTGATCCCGACAAATATCCAGAATTTAGAATCAGCGGTGACACAGACGATACTGTTAGACTTTCAAAATTTTTTAATGCGTTTATATTGCCTAGCAAGTTTAATGACTATAATATTAGACAAGCATATGCTGTTTATGACAGCAATGGAGTAATTCAGGCCGCAGTTGGAGTTCGTCGTTGGGATAATCTTCCAAGTTGGTCAGTTAGTTGGATGCTAAGTCCCAGTATCGGAGTCCGATTCATCCCGCTGTTTAGACAGTGTATGGTTGAATTGTGTAAAATACATGAAGCAGCAGGAATGAATGAGTTCTACGTCACATACCCAACTTCCAGAGAAGCAGCGTACAGCAAAATTATGCTGCCATTTAGAGAAAGATACTATAGCTTTGTCGAATGTACATTGCCAGCTCGACAGATGAGTCCATACGCACTGATTCATCGTCTAATGGGCAGTGCCTTGCACCCGCACGAAATGAATTTGAGAAGATATATACTTCGTAGAGAAAATACGTTACCGCCTTCGAATGGTGGCACAGCAATTAGACGAAAACACATTAAATGAACGCAATAGTACATTGGTTATCGCTTCAGCGAGATTTATATAAGAAGACACATCAAATTCCATATATACTGGCGGTATGGCTTCCATACCACTTGGCAGCAATTGCTGCGGTTGTATATGTTTGCTTAACTGGCTGGTCCTGGGCATATTTGATCACTGCCATATGTGGTTGGATATTACTTGATGGAGTGGGCAACAATTTAACACTACACCGTTGGTTGAGTCATAAATCATGGACTCCACACAAATGGGCAGAACCATTTATGTTATGGGCCAGTACAATGGTCGGAGAAGGTAGCCCGCTATGGTGGGCTGCACTGCACCGAGGCCATCATCACAAGGTTAGCGATATCACAGGCAAAGATATCCATACCCCAATTGGCAATGGATGGTGGCACAGCTACATGGGTTGGCAATTTAGTATTACACAAAATTCAGTTAGCTTCCGCTATGCAGTTGATCTGTTGCGTGATAAGCGAGTCACTTTCATACACGAGCACTACAACAAAATCATCTATGCAACACTTACTGTGAGTTGGTTGCTGTTTGGATTAGCATTTACTATTCCATTCTTTATTTTTGGGGCATTAATGAGTTTGCATGCTGATGGGCTCGTTAACACATTTGGGCATGTACCAGCTGCTGGATATCAAAATTCACAAAACAAAGACTACAGTACAAATGTATGGGCTCTTGGTTATTTCCATTGGGGCTCGGGCTGGCACAATAATCATCATAAGGAAGCAAGCAGCTTTGATTTCGGTTCTAGTGTTAGTGGCCGTTGGCACGAGTTTGATCCGTGTTTGCTATTGGTAATTCCGTTTGCTCCTATATCGGAAACAAAACGCTTGTGGGCAAGAAGAAAAGATGCTATACTTAATTTTAACTTACAGGAACCTAAATGACAGTACGATTAGTATCATGTTCACAACCAACAGAAGAATTTAAAAACGAAGGCATTGTTGATGCACAGGAGCTAGTTGCTTTTTGTGCCAGGGTTAGCAATCCAACAAATCAGTACAACACTGAAACAAGTGAAAAGCTAATTAACTATCTAGTCAAACATGCACATTGGAGTCCGCTCGAAATGGCAAGCGCATGTGTAGAAATTACAACCACCCGTGATATTGCACGACAAATCCTGCGTCATCGTAGTTTTGCATTTCAGGAGTTCAGCCAGCGGTATGCAAACCCCACCGAGGACTTAGGCTTTGTTGTTAGAGATGCCCGCCTGCAGGATGTAAAAAACCGACAAAACAGCGTAGACTTAGACTTTACCGACCCTGACCAGCGTGAATTAAACAAGTTGTGGGTTGAAAAACAACAACAGATTATTTCTCTAGTAAAAGATACATACGACTGGGCTATTAGCAATGGTATTGCAAAAGAGCAAGCTCGAGCTATCTTACCCGAAGGCAATACAGTGAGTCGCCTGTATATGAACGGCACACTGCGTAGTTGGGTACACTTCATTGAATTGCGCAGCGCAAATGGCACTCAGAAGGAGCATCAGTTAGTTGCCCTTGCTTGTGCTCGAGCTATTTCTGCAATCTTTCCAATGGCAGAAAACTTAGTCGCTTAATCCTTTTGTGGCAGTCAACGAACCATCATCGTTCTGCCACAAAAATCCCCAGGCATTGTTATAACGTGTAATGGTCGGCAAGCTGGGCCATTTAGTTTTGTACTTTAGATATTTCTCATTTGCCCAAATTTCATTGATCAGCTGCTTAGCCGGTAGCTTGTAGGTATTCCATTTGCCGCCAACTTTTGTTTCACTTGAGTACAGCGCCCATGCTTGGTAAGCAGTGCTGTCAAAAAAGTTAATAACATTAGTAGCCATGTATTCTGCTTGGGCAGCAGTAGGAGCATGCATTGCCATGCGATACTTGACAGCTTGCCATTTCATTGCAAAGTTTAACCACCATAAGAAATCGTGGTTAGTATTAATAGGAACAGGGCTAGCATCCACTAGATCAGTTAACATTTGTTCACGTTCATCCCTGTAGTTTGATTTCTTGTCAAGAAGCCAGGGCATAGTTTCAGTGCGCCAGTCTCCATGTATCGAATCAAACTTGCCTGTGCTATCCATGTAGCTTTTTAACGTAAGGCTACCAAATAAGTTGTCTGCCCCTTCGCCAGTGACACATAAGTTTTCTTTGTCATTGACAATGTCATAGAACTGATTGCTTGGCAGCAATTTCTCCCCGAAATTTGGTAGTACAACTTCATAGAAAAATTTTGGGTTTTCAAGTTGGCTGTCTTCATTAATTGCCAGCCACACGCTACTTTTAAGTCTGACCCAGTCTGGGTGACTAATTAACAATGAAACGATTAGAGTGGAATC